GCCGTCCACGGTGTAGAAATTCTTGGCCGCTTGGAAGTCAGGGAACTTTGTCTCGGCGGGGATCAGGCTTTGGTCGTACCAAAGGCATCTGTTGTTGGGCTGGCAAGCAAACTGGCCGTTATCCAACATGATCCAGTTAAACGACTTGTGTTCTTCAGCTTGTTCGGTGAAGCCCGTGTCCAGCGCCATCTCATCAGCGCAGAAGTCCACGGTGAACATGTAGCGGCCAAAGTGCCACTGTTTATCCTTGCCTAAAAACTTCACGCCAAGGTTGCGTAGGCCAATCTTTTCCACAATGGTGAACCGGTAGCCCATGCAGTCCCACAATTGCAAGGTGTCGATGGGCAAATCTCCAGCTTCTGGGTGCCACACATACGCATGGATGGGCAGCTTGTCGTACAGCGCCCCATACGCGGGCAACAGCGACTCAATACGGAACACCTGGCCGCGCAGGGCTTTCAGGCTGACCCAGATGGCAGGCTCAAATTCGCCGTGGCCCTTGGTGAAGTTGTACAAAAATTCACGCTTGACAAAGCATTTGATCGGCGGCAGCGATGCAATGATGTAACTCATATCAGCAGACTCCAAACCCAAAGCCCCGTAAAGAACAGCCCCAAGCAGATCACCATCAGCACCACCAACGCAGCGCCGACCAAGACGCTGCCAATCACTTGCCAAGACTGAGGCACTGGCTCAATGTCGTCTGGTATTACGGGCCACGGCTTGACCTTGCGGATGGCTGTCTCCCCCGTGTCTAGAGTAGCGTTGGTGAAGTCACAACCCCACATGCACGGGCGTTTGTGAGGGCAGATAGCCCTGCCTGTGTCGCAACTCATCTTTTCCTCTCTTCCAGCATTGCGTCTGCATACCTGTACTTGGCCTGCTCTCTTGTGTACCGGACATTGCAATGGACTATCCTTTTTCGCCCGTTCATGTCATCTACAACTTGCTCTTTCACCCCGCCTTCTTGGTGCGCTTTAATGTCCTCCTCGCTGGCCTTAGCCGCAAAGTAATCGCGCAGGGTCATGCCATTGCTGCTTGGCCAGTTTTGTGATGGAAACGCTGGCCCACCTGTGTTTGTAGTCATGCCGCCTCCTCAGTCTTGCCCAGATACGCCTTCAGTCTCTTCACCCTGTTCTTGTTATACGCCACCAGTGCGGAGGCATATTCGACCCCAGATTCAGCCGCCAGCAACTCGTGTTCTGCGTGTTGCAACTCATGCGCCACGGCCTGCGCTGGCGTGACGGTCTTAAGCATCAATCTCAACTCAGTCCAGATGTACTTGAACATCATTTCACCAACACATCAAAGGTAGCCAACAAAAAGATTACGCCCGTGCCGATTAAGAGGACGGCGCCACAGAGGCTTATCAACAAGCTGCGAGCTTGGTCTAGATTTTGTTGAGTGAGGTAGCTTTTCATTTCGTTTTCTCCTTGGTTAATTTACTGACATATCCACGCACTTTGGCGGCGTGTTCTTGAGTGAGATAGAACTCAACTCTGGTTAGGCCAAGCGCCTTGCGGCGCTGGCGTAGGGCTTGGACTCGTTGGGTGGGGGTCATGGTGATCATGCTTTGTATTTTTTGATGAGCGCCTTGAGCTTGCGTACTTGACCCGTTGCCCAAACCTTTTGCTTTGGCCCGTTCTCACCGCGCAAATCTTCAGCGTTCCAATGCGTTTCATTTGGATCAACAAACAGACTTAAAACATATTCAGCTTCTTTCACAATTTCGACATCGGTGTAGTCCTCAATCTGCTTTTTGTCGTCAACAGAAATGTTCTCAAGGTCGTAGGCCAATTCGTCAATTGCTAATGCTGCTTTAATGATTGCTCTCATGGTGTTCTCCTTACAGTGGGATGCCAAGCTCAGAGCCATTGATCGGGGTGTTAAGCCGATCCCATGCAGCCAAGTCTTCCGGCCATTGCATGGCCCTCTCAAGGGCCAGGTACTCTTCAAGCGTTAGCTCAATGATTTTTGCTTTGCCGTCTTGGGCAGTAGCTGTCATGCAAAATTTTGTCTTGTTCATTTCGTTGCTCTCCTGTTGTTGATGTATTTATTATATCATAGTTTCCGGTAACGGCAAGTCTTTTTTTATTTATTTCGTAGGTGTTTACACCTAGAGAACAGGGCCGTAGCCCTGTTTGGTTTAAATGCTTTTTGTCAGGCTGTAGACTAATTTTTCTGTACTGACCAAACGGCTAGAGTTGCGATAGTGGCTCTTAACAGCCCACCAAGAAATGTTGCCGCTGGTAATCTTTCTCCAGCCTTTACGAAAGCTGGGGTGAAAAAATTTTTCGTCAAGCGAATCAAAGTACGCGCCGTCTTCAAGCAGTTCAATCATTTTGTCTTTGTTCATGTTGCTCTCCTGTTGTTGATGACTCTATTGTAGCTCCGTTTCCGGTAACGTCAACAACTATTTCAACTATTTTCTAGGGACAAACCCTAACACCATCTCTTTAGCTTGATCAGCCCCCTTTGCCACGAAACAGGTGTAGCCACAGCCCTCCAGATAGGCGATCCAGTCCTTCTGCTCGGCGCTAAGACTGCCGCCCTTGACTCGCTTCATCTCTACCCACAAGCGCCAGTCTGGGATAAACAGGTCGGGAACGCCAGGCGATACGCCCTCAACCTTCAAGCGCCCCGCTGTTGCCATGCTTCTAGCCCCGCCATTGGGGATGGCAAAAATACGCACGCCCTTGTAGCCTTGGCGAAACCAGCGCACGAACTCTCTTTGTTCTTCATGTTCGGTTTTTATGCGCTCGGTCAAAACGGCATCTCCCGTTCCCACTTGGCGCACTCGCCCACGGTGCTAGCAAACTCCTCTGGTGGCTGCATGAAGAACTCAACGCACAGGCCATCCACGCCGTAGTGCTCACAGGTGTGGCAGCACCTCGGTGGGCCAGCGGCTAGCCAGCGCTTGTAGTCAGTCACTAAGTCCGGTTCAGGGTGTCTCATACCATCTCCTTCTCATTACTCTAAAAAATTTGCCATCGCGCTTGAACTCAATATGAATTGGTGGCTGCGCTTGATTCATGTTCTGAGCCATCTCCTCCAACGACTGCACATTAAGGCCACCACGCTCGATCTGAGCTTGTTCTGCTATATCCACGAGCTTTTGCAAAGCCATCTGACCGGCGTAGCCTTCGTGCGTAACAGCTAGGTACTCTGTAATGGCTGGGTCACTCAAGCCGCCGTAGTAGGTCACCGCCAGCATTTCCTTGCCCGAGGCTTTACTGATGTGCTTGCGCCATGTCCAACTGGTCACATCCAAGTCAGTGCCATCCAGCCCCATGATGTCATCGTTGTGCAGTTTGAGTTTTTTAAGTTCTGGGGCTGGAAATGCAGTCCCACAAGCAGGGCAAACTGCCGCTGATATGGCGCACAGCTCACCGCACTCATCACAAACCTTAACTGGTGCTTCGCCATTGCCGTCACCGCCCTTCTTTGGGGGCTGGACAGCAGTGATCGGCCCGTGCGTAGACACCACGCCAGCGAAGTCCAACACCAGGCAGTGATCGGTGTGGCTCTTGACGCGCATCCCGCGCCCTGCCATCTGCACATACAGACTGGCGCTCATGGTTGGGCGCAGCATGGCGATCAGGTCAATGTCTGGGTAGTCAAAGCCGGTGGTCAGCACATTGGCATTGGTGAGCGCACGCAAGCGGCCAGCCTTAAAATCGGCCAACATTCTCTCGCGCTCCTTCTTTGGCGTCTCGCCAGTCACGCACTCAGCCGCCACGCCATGCTGGCGCAAGACCTCTGCAACGTGTTCAGCATGCTTTACGCCAGCGCAAAACACCAGCCACGCCTTGCGGTCACCAGCCAAGGCCACCACCTCGCGCACCACCTTCTGGTTTTGATCGTCCGTGTCCACCGCAGCTTGCAACTCAGACTCAATGAACTCACCGCCACGCTTATGCACGCCAGTTACATCCAGCTTAGCCTTGGTGGTTTTAGAACGCAGCGTTGACAGATAGCCTTTGTAAATCAACTCCTCAATGCTGATAGGATTGATCAATGCATCAAACAGCGCTGGCTTGTCGGTGATCAGACCATGCCCCAGCCGGTAAGGCGTGGCCGTCAAGCCCACCACCCGCAGCGCAGGGTTGATTGCCTTGAGCTGCTCTAGCAACGTGCGGTAGCCGCCCTCGTCCTTGTGGTTGACCAAGTGGCACTCGTCAATGATCACAAGATCAGTGTGGCCTAACTGCTTGGCCTTGGTACGCACCGATTGAATGCCAGCAAAGGTGATCGGCTCACCCAAGTCCTTGCGGCCAATGCTTGCGCTGTAGATGCCCATCGGAGCGCCAGGCCAATGCTGGCGCATCTTCTCAGCGTTCTGCTCAATCAATTCCTTGACATGCGTGAGCATCAGCACCCGAGTCTCAGGCCAGTTCTGCAAGGCGTCCTTGCACAGCGCCGCCACAATGTGACTCTTGCCTGAGCCGGTGGGCAGCACCAGACACGGGTTACCCTTGCCGCCCTCCTCAAACCATGCGTAGAGCTGGTCTATGGTGCGTTGTTGGTAGTCACGGAGCATCAGCCAACTATCCTTGCATCCCAAACCTGGCGCATCTCAGCAATGATTGGGTCACCACTGGCGCAAGCCTCAGCATTAGCTAGCAGTTCTGTGCTACCCCAGACGCCTTCTTGCGCTGGGTCACCGTTTGCCATGTTCACGCCATTTATCTCATAAACAGCAGTGAATTCATCTGGCCCGTCTTTGCGTTGCCACGGCACTAGATCGGGGTGCAGAACATGCGACTCGCAACCCTTGTGCTGCGCGTCCACTGGGATCACATCGTTCCACTTAGCGCAGTGCCAAGTGCTGTCAGGCATTGGCGTGGCGTTGGCACAGGTGCGGCAATTGACATGCTTGGTGGTCTTGGTTTCGTGGCAGAACTTGTACGCATCGCAGAACTTGCACTGATACCAGCTTGGGTCTGAACTAATTGGCTCAGGCATGCGCTCGGCCAGTGCAATGTAGTGGCCTCGGCGCACCGCTTTTTCTGAGACTTCCTTGTCAAACTTCACGCGCTCAGTGTGAATGCGGTCATCATCCTTGCAGATGGCGACATACAGCGCACGGTCAATGCCAGTGCCTTGCATATAAACTTGCATCTGGGTGAAGTGCTCGGGCTTGGCCTTCTCTACGCCGTCCTTGACCAGCGCATCAAACGACTTCTTGCTGTGAGTCTTGAACTCGGCCACATGCTTGGCCTTCGGGGCTTCGGGCACGCCCTTGTCAATGATGGCGTCCAAGCTGCCAGAGACATGGCCTCCAAAATCAACTCGGTGCTGGGCAGACACCTTGCGGACATCCAGCCCAATAGCACGCAAGTCACTGATGATGGTGGCCTCCTCGTTCTGCCCCCTGCGGAACAAGCGCAAGATGCGGCCAGAGAACTCAGGTTGCACCGCCCACCGAAACGACAACCACAGCCAACGGTCACAGACATGGCCCAATGTGCTAGCCCCGAGGTGCGGCCTTGGCTTTTCTGACTTTGACTCGTGGTGCTTGTCAACTAGGGCGGCAATGGTATTATCTGGTTGGGGAATAATCACTTGTTCTCTCCTTGATTGATCTTGAACCCCGCACTTTCATCGGTGCGGGGCTTTTTTTTTAAGGTGGGGGTACTCGCTGCACTGTTGTAGTCGTCCTCAGCATGACACACAGCATCCGCTTTCCCCCCGAAAATCACTTCTTGGCCCAAGGTGGCGCAGCCTTAGCAGCGGCTGCTGGCGCAGATGCCGGTGCTGCTATAGCGGTTGGCGCTACGCTACCAGACACCGACTTGAAGCCCCGCACCTCGTTGCTTGCGCCATATTGCGCGTCTTGCTTAATGTCCAGCTTGATGCTGATCTGACCACCAATCAATTGGTCAGTGTCGGCCACCTTTGCCAGCCCAATCGCACGCATGATCTCGCCCAACTGCTGGCGCCCGATCTCCTCAGCCTTAGGGTTGGCGTTCTTGATGTTCAGGTTGCCAAACACCACACGACCCTGATGGCTCGGGCCGGTGATGTCGTAGCGCAGCTTGATGTACTGACCATTGCCAGCCTTAGTGTCCTTCAACTCAGCTTGGCTGATGGTGCATGTGTACCAACCAGCAGGCAGCGGTTCAAAGTTGTTAGCGTTGCCCACGGGCAACTCGTTAACGTCAAATGTTTCGGTGAGAAAAGCCATGATATTTATTCCTTAATGGTGATTTTGAAAGAAGGGCGGCCAGGCTTGGCCGTAATTGCACCAGCCAAATGCTTGGTGATGGACTCGTCTGCTGATTTCCATAGCGTCAGGTTTAGCTCTGGTTTCCAGCGGAACAATGTCGCCAGATGCTCGGTCAAGCCCGACTCAGTAGCCAACATCTGCAACTTCTCCGAGTCAACTTTGCGGTCAATGCGGCCAGAGATTTTGACCACATAGCCATCTGGCTCTGCTGTCTCAGTAGACTCAAACGCTTCAGGCAAGCGCAATGCTTTGACAATCTGGTCTTCAATCTTGCGGCGCTCTACTACCGTGCGCTCCTCAAGAGTTTTGTAGCGCAGCCAATCTGCGCTGAGGGTTTCTAAATCGCTCATAATTCCCTCGCATTCAACATAGCCTCAGCCATGCGATAAGAAGCAAGCGCAACTTCATCATCAGTTATTTCTGAATCTGAACTGATTGTTTCAGCCATGATCAATTGCATTGCCTTGGACGCAAAATAGTCCCGCAATGTCATGCCTTCATGGCCGTTGTAACTGACTGGAAATGCTTGGTCGTTCATGCCTTGCCCCCGATCTTGTCAATAATTGCACCAAGGTCTGGTGCTTCCCAAGACTCCAGCTTGCCCGACCTGTCCTTTGCCAACCACAATCCATCGCTATCGCACATCAGCGCACGCTGCGTCACGCCCTCGCCATCGCGCTCCACGCGCAGTGCCAGCACCTCGTCAAAGAAGTAGGGCAGACCCTGCGTCAGGCTCTTGCCTGGCATGCCAGGGTTGTAAAGCATTTTGCCCATCTCGTCCGTGGACTTTTCCAGCTTGGCGCTCATGTAGACATGCTTGCCTGGCAAGTCTCGGAACGCCCTGATCAACTCTTGCATGGTGCTGTTCATCTCACCATAAGCTGCGCGGCCATCTTTAGACTTCTTCATCTCATGGTGCAGCACCACCTCGGCCACCTCGCTGATTGAGTCCAGCGCCACCGATTGAAAGGCCACAGCCTCCTTGCTGTCCTTGCACCAAGTAAACGCCTCGCGCAAGTCCTCCATGCTAGTGATCTCGATGTAAGGCAGATCAGCGTCTTGGATGGACAGCAAGCCCCCCTCAGCACTCAGCACGATCACATTGGGCAGCGTCTTGACCAGCGTGGTCTTGCCTGCACCAGCTTGCCCGTAGACAAGCAACTTCACTCCATTGGCGGTAAGCCCGCCCGTTGACTTCAGATTGATAGCCATCTGGCTCTCCTTAATTTCACCCACTTCAGGAAATCTGTTCTGGGTGCGTTTGCATCATAAACCATTTTTTAAGGTAAGATGAGCACATTGCAATAAATATTTTCAACAAAGGTGAAAAACATGATGACGCTTGAACAAATCCGAGATGCCCTGTCTGACCGAATGCCCATGAAGGTGGCAGAGGCTACGGGCATTCACTACAACACCATCCGTCAGGTGCGCGACAACCCCAACGCAAATCCAACCCACAAAGTCTTGCTGGCTCTTTCAAACTATTTGGAAAGTCGCAAGGTGGCACATGGCTGACCTCTCAAAAGTCCTTGGTGGCCCGTGGTCACCATCCCCTGAAAAGCTGGTCGCTCCCCCTGAAACGCAACTTATTGACGCCATGCGTGCTGCGGGGCTGGAGCCGCCAGAGGAAATCCACTTTGACGGCAAGATTCACCGCTTTCGCTCCGGCACTAAGGGATCGCCAGGCCACGGTGACAAGCCTGGCTGGTACTTGGTCTTTGGCGATGGCATTCCTGCGGGGCGTTTTGGGTGCTGGCGTGCAGGTCTTGAATTTACTTTTCGGGCTGACATTGGCCGAAAACTAAGCCAGACTGAGGAAATGTCC